CACAGCACATGGCTAGATCATCGTTAGCACCTTCTTCAGCTGCATATGAATCGCCCGTCTCAACGAAACGGTATAATTCATCTAGAATTTCAGCATCACCTAAAATAAGCTTATCCGATTCAACCAAGGTCTTAAAGTTAGTACAGCCAATACGTTTAACTTGAGCAGTAGTGCGCACACCCGGGGTAGGCCTACTAGCAAAGCCTCCACTTATTACCTGGCCCTGCCTACCCTTCATCTGAGTCATGACTACATTCTCGTATTCAAGCTCTCTATAGAGAATATCCGCTACCTGCTGACCGTTATCATTTACCTCAATACAGGTGTAAGCATCATTATATGACTTAGCAAACTGATGAATAATATTAGGAAATAAAAGAGGAGATATTTCATTATTTTTATACCTAGCCGCCACCTTATAAGGTAATTGAGTAACGTTATAAACTACAAAAGCAGAATAATCTCTACCCACACCTCTCGATGTATCAGCTACTAGCACATAGAGATTATTTTTGTTTTCAGTTAATGTTGGGTCCTCATATACCGCATAATCATCCGTATAGTGTATAGGTGCTACAACAGGTAATTGTAGCAGCTTACCCGGATTAATTAGTGTACTACTACTTCCAATAAATTCCGTTTCAAACTCTTCTCTGAACTGACGCTCAGAGGTGTTACGAATAGTTTCTTCTTTCCACTTTTCGTCACGACCTGGTACATCCGACCAATGCACCTCAAAAGGTACGAATGAATTTTTACCATCAACAGCTTCTGACCACATCTTGTAAAACATGTTCAGTCCCTTGGGGGTACTTGTGATAATTACTTTTGTGGTGTTACCTGATGAGATAGTAGGGTAAACCGAGGCAAAGAAGTCGCCTTGAAAGTGCGGAGGTACGAACGCAAATTCGTCGAGATAGATGCAATTATGAACATTAATACCATTACAGATAAAACTAGACACTTCCTCTACACCTATTATATCAAATACATCTTGTATTGAAGCGGAAGTCTTCCTAGCAATTACGCAATTCTTTGCCTCTACCCACATATTATCTTCAAAAATTAAATGATCAGGTGTACATTCTAACCAATTACCATCGCTATAAGATAATTTTATTGTTTTTTGACTATCTGTACGCTTAATTCCATAAAAACATTTGTACCCTACACTTGTTAAGACTTTAATTTCTTTCCTTTGTTCCAGGGCACTCTGCCACGCGCGGCTAAACTCATCCTCTTGCGTGATTCTTCTGAGCGTTTCATTCCTCGATGTGCAGCTGCTGTCTTTGCTATTTTTTCTGGATTGTGATTGATCTTCGATATATGCTCTTTTGACTTTGGCTTCCCCGTCAAAGACATTGATATATTCTTTTTGTGTTCTAAAGTTTTTGGTATGTTTAGAAGACGGCCCTTGTTTTTCTCTGAAATCTTCTTTCTCGTGTCTTTCGAAACGATCTTTCCAGTGTGAATCATGCTTATTTTCTGGCGGGTAGCTGCTGAAGCCTTTGCCCCTAAGCGAACTAACCTTTGCTCCTCCGAGAGTTTTTTTAAAAACGCTCTTTGAAAATCTATCGGTTGTTTGTGTAAAAGTCCCTGCCGCCCCGACATCATTCGAGAAACCGCAAATAAAAGTTTTCTCCTGTGGTTGGTGTCTATTACGCTTTTTACTAATAGTTGGTGTAGTAATAGATGCTCTCTTATAGTTACTCGTACTATGTTTTCTTTGTCGTCTTTCCCACCCATACATCTCGGTATTATATGGTGTTTTTCTATAGGGGGTTGAGCTGGATTGGTAGCACGCCTCTTCACTATACTGAGATACCACCTGTAGTATTTGTTTTCTAAAAACATACACGTCTTTCTGCTCTGGTTTGTATATATATTTAGATAAATTAGCATTTTGAAAAGTATTAAAAAGAGTCTCAATCGTTACATCATATATGGTAGTATCTACTTTAATAGTGACGATACTGTTTCCCGCTACGCAGTTAAAAGACCCACCACGAATTGCAGATGATGAAGTAGCAGCTGCTAGAATCTTAGAACCATTCTCAAGCTCAACACTTGATTTGTTCCACTCAACAACGCCTTGCTGCATCCACTTGGGTAGATTCTCATATGCAAGCTGAATACGACCTAAAATTTCACGAGCCTGGGCTAACTTATGCGCTAATAGAGCTACTGAATAATTTTCATGAAAAAGAATATACCACAAAATAGTAGCAGCAGTAACAGTTGTCTTACCGACCTGGCGAGGTAATTTGCAAATTGAGAATCTATTATTTGCGAATGTATTAATCATCTCTTCCTGAAACGGCCAGAGATTGAACGGTACAATACCCTGATCGACATTTACAATCTTTACATACTTCTTTACGAAGTAAACAATATCAGTAGAACACCTAACATATTCTTTTACTTGCTGCTTCGTGAAGTTAACTGGCACATTAGCCCGCTTTAACTTCTGATTTCCCATGTAAAAATATTTACTACTTTCACTCATCGTCATGCTCAACAGTTTTAGCGTTTTTCATCATCTTAAGCAATTCAGTCGTACTACCTACAAAAAAGTTATTAATAGATCGATTATCAACAACGTTTTTATCAGATACTATCTTGTCTTCTTTAAATTTAAGCTCGGCCAGTTCTTTGTTAGCATCAACAAGAGTTTTAATAAATCCAGCAGCCACCTCGTATGCACGAGGATGCTCAGACGCACGTGCTACATCAAGGAGATCTTCTAGTGAAGAAGTGCCTCTATAAATTAGATCTCTAATATTTGTTCTGGCATGGTTAACATCATCACTATCAGTTTCGATAGCAGTCTGTATCTGATTTTTTATCGCATTAATCGGCTGGAGGTTTAGTGCCTTACCGATTGGATCACTCTCAGGTTCTTCACTCATTAGGGTTCCAAAATACTAATATTAATACCATAATTATCTGTTGATTTAATCAAGTCAAGATCAATAGATTGTGAAAGGCTAGCCGTAGGTTTACCGGTATTAGTTACAGCCGGTCTTACTTCTATTCTCTCTGCTACATCATCCGCGGATGATACTACTGATACTTCACCCACGGCATTTGAATTACCACACAAGATATTATTGGCTGTATTAAAATGACCACTCACATTTGTAATATAGAGAAATGTGGAGTTGGATGTTTTAACTATACCCGATGCAGTTTGTGATTTTCCATTTGTTTGAAATACTACATCCCCAGGCTTAAACTCAGTTATGTAGTTAGTTATGGATAGATTTGCCGTTCTAACATTTTGATTATTATAAAGATTTACAATAGCTTTACGAATAACATCAGATCTAGAAATAGGACCGAACAGGTAACCTTTCATTGTAAAGGTAAGAGTATGAATAATATATCTTCTACTTAAATCTTCAAAAGAACCCTCGTACCTATCTACCATATTAATATTATTTAAAACTACTGGTACGTCGACTTTTAGATCAAGGTCAGGTAGAATGTTTAGAGTAGAGGTCCATTCAGGTGTAAAGTATGGTATAATCTGCTCAAAGATCTTAAACCCGTCCTCTGCATTTTTAGTATAAATTGAAAGAGAAAAATCAATATTAACTGGCACTGGATTATAGACAGAATCAAACTTACCGTTATAATTAGTAGACTGTTTAAGTATCTTTCCAGTAGAAGGTAGTTTTCTGGAAGGGTCGTATTTAAACCCTACTATCTCGAATGACATTCTAGGTAACGTAATAGCTATACTCTTATTAAGAGTAGGATCTTGCTCTAGTCTAGCAATAAATTTTTGCTTAGGACCGTACGCGATGGGTACGACAAAATCTTGAATAATATTACCGCTATCATCAGTACGCTCAATAGAAATATCATTGAACAATGTACCGAAATATACAACATACTTTCTAATTAAGCCGTGATAGAAGTACCCTGGGATCATTATATTCTCTCACCAAAAGGATTTTTATCTGAGAAGTCAAAAATACCATCACTCTCTACTTGAAATTGAGTATTTTGAGCGCCTGGATCTTGCTGCTCTATATCAATACGTTCAAGTATAATATCATCTCCGAGCTCGGTAGTTATAACAACCTCAGACTCTGTTACTAACTCATAAACACCTACATCATCTAGAGTAAATCTATCCTCTATACTATCAATAGCTTGAATACCAGTATCGAGTCTTTCCGTGCTATACTCAAATTTCTCACACTTCAACTCATATACATAACGATTTGATAATTGATAGAATGGCATATCGTGGTCTACAAACTTAATCTCGTACAATCCATCATTTATAGGAAAGTAGATTAAATCACCTTCAAGCGGTCTATTGACTCTATTTTCATAGTCACCTACTTCATCTTCATATCGTCTTCTTGACATTACAAAGGTAATTTGCTCTCTAATCTCAACACCAAATTTAGTTAGAATATCTTTCTCGCCACCAAACCCCTGCACATTCTTAGGATACATCTCAATGAAGTACCCACGCTTAAACGTAGATAATACATCTTCTTTGAAGATCTGATCTTTGTTAAACAATGTACGAGGCATGTAATAAGCATCAATACCATTAATCTTAATAGACTCAATAGTTAAGTCTTCAAGTAGTCTTTGTTCTGATACTGCTGCTTTATTAAAGTAGAACGAGGTTGCCATTAGAACATACCTACTTATTATTAGAAGTATTTATAAAAAGTAAATATTCTACCCGATCATATATTCTGGAGGTACTGAATACGCTGACAACATCTCAGCTTCTAATTGTTGTATTTCAGAATTAGCTTCCTGATATACCTTGTCGCCGTTAAAAGTAATACCGCCCATTAATTGAATACCAGAATATTTACCTAAATTAGCGCCCCACTGTCTCTTGATAAGAGCAGTTGTGTATCTTAATAGCCATCTGTCCTTCCAGACATCAGCATATACGTCAGGATCAACAACTTCATAAGCCTCTACTATAAAGTACTTATTGATATCAATTCGTTCCCAATCCATATCAATATGAAGTCTATTTTTAGTTCTAGTATAACGAACAGGTTGCTGACCCACAAGAATCTGCTCTAAAAACTGAATATGTTGCATGTTCATATAGAACGGTACCATTGACTGTCTATAGAACTGATAAAGATCGTTAAGAGCAATCTGATAACGAATATCAAATAATGATGCGGATGTAATTAAATCACCAATATTAAAGATACGAACAGCACCAATAATATTCTCAGGTAATGTAATATATTTGTTAGCAACATCTTGCTGAGTTACTTGATGCTTATAGTAAATCTTTTCAGAACCATCAAAGTGATAATCCCAGTAGTATGCCAGAGCCTCATCAACACGATCCTCTACTTGATCCGGATCTACGTTAATCTCGATGACAGGTGCACCTAGTCTTCGAAGGCAGTTTTGAATAAATTCTGTTCTTGTAGTGGGATTAGGCATCTGTTTACTCTCTATGTTTATTAGTATTTATTTTTTAACAAATACTCTAATTTACTGAATTCTAATCGCGATCATGGTAGTACCGGGCATGAGCGTGATCTGAGAGGTATTAACCTCCGAAGCTAGCTGAAGATTTAGATTACCTGCTGTATTCCCAGTACGTACCATGGATCTAATAGTAAATCCATAGTCCGTATTTGCAGCTACCACAGAAGCGCTCGATATTGTTGTATTACCAGACGTCATACCTTCAAATATAGAATCAGTTCCATCAGCTGCCTGTCGTATGCGTATATCATTTACTGTAGTACTATTAGTTGGAGCGCTTATACCTAACCTTATACCTGTTGTAGTAGCTGCAGACCTGTATATCCCAAATACGTCAACTAGCCAGACTTGACCGGTCCCTACAGCAGCCACCAATTCACTCACCAAGGACACCACGTTGGATGTAGTAACTACGTTAGCTGAAAGAGATGTTGCAGTTGGGGTAAAAATATTACCCCAGTATGCAGAACTACCATTAGATACAAGTGCTTGACCCGCAGTACCGAGTGATCCATTAGCATGAATTCCACCTGAAAGGGATACAGCACCCGTGAATACAGTCGCAGTTACATTTGCTGCATTAAGTGAGCCGCCTATGACTACGTTACCCGATACGTTGGCGGTACCAGTGACAGCAAGGGTAGCATTGGGTGCTGTGTTGTTGATGCCTACGTTACCAGAGATATAGTTCTTTGTGGCGTTTACAAGATATAAACCC